ATCTCAAGGATTGGTAGACGCTTTTGATGGCGTTGTATCAGCCGTCATCAACGGACCTACTGAAATCAATTTCGATGAAACTGGTGTCTACTCGGTGACTGGCACCTATGAGGATGGAAGTACAGCAGACATCACCGACCAGGTCGTTTGGAAGTATGACATTCCCCTGCCCGACGGAATAACCTTCGTCAATAACATCATGACTAATGGCAGCACGGCAACGGAAGATGTCTCGGTTGTCCTCGGTGCCACACTGACCAATGGCATCACAGTTGCTGATCCGACTATTACATTTGCGAATGAATACTTCCCTGACTATACTCAGCCAATTGAACCTGTCAATGGATTGGATGGTGCTAGTGGTGTATACATGTCGCTGGATGACATCATTATGAATACAAATGATCTCATCGTAGAGATGGACTTCCTGCCACACACTACTACAGGCCTCCAATACCATGGTGTAGCATATCAAGGTATATATCTTGGCAACCAACAAAGTTCAGGAAACTGGTACTTCGGTATGGGCAATGGATTTACATCTCCTGGAATGACATTCAGAAGAGCCAAGTTGGGAATCAACACTATAACACGGGAGAAGTTCGTTGATGATGTGGTTGTAGGAACAGTAACAAACTACACACTTAACAGTACCCAGCCTCATCAATTATGGAGAGCTATCACGTCTCCTGCTGGAGATCCCTACGTCAATTGTCCTTACACAACTATCTATGCATTCAGAGTCTGGAAAGCTGGCGTGATGATCCACCAGTTGCTAGGTGTCGGACTAGGTGAAATACTTTATAACGCGACTGCCCCTGCCCCATCTAATTGTTTTTGGGATGTGGTCGGTCTTCGTTATTACGAACCAACTGGTGGAGCACTGACCTTGGTGGGTGTATAATGAACTTAAAAATCACAACCGATAAGAACCAGATAAAGGAACTAAGACTCCTTCCTGGAAAACTCTCCGAAAACGCAAGGAAGCGTTTCGCGAGAGCTTTGATGATTTCAGCGGTGAACATAGCTGAAGGCGCAAAAGAGGAAATCCAGATAGGAACACCGAGAACAGGCCGGATATATCGGAAGGCCTCAGGCCGGATCCATAGGGCATCCGCTCCTGGCGAGTACCCTGCGTCAGATACAGGTCAGCTCGTTAACAGTATCCATGCCGTGAAAGTGTCAGGCCTCGCAGTACGTGTCGGCTCAGTGGCCAAACACGGTAGGCTACTAGAAGAGGGAACTCGCCGGATGAGAAAGCGTCCATGGCTGACTCCAGAGATTACTAAAGAACTTCCAGCTTTAAGAGCTCGGGTCCTTAAAGCGATGAGCAAAGGGATTATATAATGGCTACTACATTCATACCTCCAAGTTTAGTGATTGAACGGTTGCGGTCAGCGATGCCTCAGTTTGCGAACCGGATAGCAGGTGCTGCCCAGTTTGAAGCTATTGAGGATATCCAGAACTGCGTCGTTCCTGCACTATTCGTTTTACTGAGGGACAACGTGGCGGAAACAATTGCTAACCAAACCTCCCTTAGACAGGAAGTGGATCACGGGTTTGATATCCTATTGGTTCAGGAATCTTTCGACCTCCGCAAACAAGAGGCTGAGGAGATCAGTGTGGTGTTTAAAGGGCTATTGCTTGATGCATTGAACGGATGGCTCCCTGCCGGATATGACAATGCTGCACCTTTAGAGTTTGGAGGAGATAGTTTTATTGAAGCGGACCGCTCACGTTATGTCCGCATGTATACCTTTAATGCGCCTGAGACATGGTGCGGTAATAATAACGAGGACGATGGACAGGCATTGGGCGACTTCGATAAGTTCTTCGCTGATCTATTAATAGCAGATCATGACGATGCCCCAGCTTCCCAAGTTCAATTAAACAACCTATACAACCCATAAGGAGATAGGAACATGAACACCAGCAACAAGATCAGAGTAAAACCCGCGGAAGGTGTGAATGTAAAGCACCCATCTCACGGGCGAATCATAAATGGAGAAATTGACATCGAATCCTCGAAGGCTGTAAAACGCCTTATTCGTTTTGGGGATTTGATTCAGGTAGAAGTTAAGAAACGTAAATCAAATAAGGAGAATAAGTAATGACAGTCCCAGCCAACATCAACCTTCCTGGTGCCTACCTGAACATTTCAAACGTTCGCGCAGTCACAGGACTTACAGCACCCGAGTTTGACTCTGTATTTGTGGGTCAAAAAATCGCAGCAGGAACTGCAACTGCCAATGAATATGTGCAGGTCTTTTCCGCTGCTGATGCCGAAGATAAATTCGGACCAGGTTCCATGCTGGCAGAAATGCTCGCTGGTTACTTCGCCAACAATGCCCTGAATAAAGTGTACGCGATTCCTATGGACGACGCAGGTGGTGCGACAGCTACAGCAACCACACTCGTCACCACAGGAACTGCAACTGCCGCTGGAACCGTGTTCCTTTACATCAATGGCAAACAGATTCAGGTGCCTATTGCTGTGGATGACACCCCGACTCTTATCTCCACTGCCATCGTCGCTGCAATCACTGCAGACGGTTCCTTGCCTGTAACTGCCGTTGTTTCCACTGTAGACGCAGTACTTACCGCAAAGAACTCTGGAACCATTGGAGACCTGATCGATATTCGTTTCAACTACAATGACTCGGATTCATATCCTGATGGAATCTCCAGTATGATCGCCTCCCAAGATCAGCAAGGCGCAACCGATCCAGATATTGCCGATGCTATCGCAGGACTTCCTGACGATGTGATCTCTCTGTTCGTTACTCCTTATGAGGACACGACGAACATGGGCAAGTTACTGACTGAAGTCGCGAGCCGTTGGACTCCTATAGTTCAGATGGAAGGGCACGTTCTTGCAGCCAAGAGTGGAACCGTTAGTGAGTTGGGCACGTTTGCGGGTCAGTTCAACTCTGAGTTCCTCACCATTATGGATGCCGGCATTGGCCGTCCGACCCCTTCCTATATGCAAGCCGGAGCGTTGGCCGGAGTTATGGCCGGATCGCTTGGTGCCGATCCTGGGCGTCCGTTGCAGACCCTGCAAGTAGTTGGTGTTCTTCCTGAAATCAAATCAAATCGCCGTCTGTGGACAGAGAGCAATGGTTTGATTGATGATGGAGTTTCAGCTATCAAGGTGACGAAAGCGGGTGCTGTGATTGTCGATCGGTTATGCACTACCTACCTGACGAACACTTCAGGTACACGGGATAAGTCTTATCAGAATACGACTACAATGTTCATCAGTTCATATTGTCGTCAAACGCTGATTGCTAAGATCACCCAGACCTATCCGCGCCACAAGCTCGGAAATGACGGGACCCGTTATAATGCGGATCAGCCTGTGGCTACACCGAAGATGATCACTGGAACGATCCTCGGTTGGTTCACTCAGTTGGAAGCGTTGGCGTTGGTTGAAAATTACGAGCAGTTCAAAGATGAACTCGTTGTGCTTCGTGACACCAATGATAACGATCGTGTGAATGCAATCTTGCCTACGGACTATATCAACCAGTTCCGTGTCTTCGCTGGTGAGATCCAGTTCATCCTGTAACCAACCCGTAATACTTAATTATAAATGGGGACGCAAGTCCCCTTAAAGGAGATTCAAAATGTCAGATCGCGCTGGATTAATTAGAATGACCATTCAAGGGGACTCTTATGATGTGAAGGGTTCCGTAACTATTCGCCCGACTAACCTGTCTCGCGAAGCTATTGAGGGATTAGACGGATACCACGGAACCAAACGGATGCCAAAAGCTCCTGGTGCTGATGGAACCCTGACTGATTCCGGAACCCTGAAACTGAAGACCCTCCAAGATGTAGTGGACGGGGAAGTCTTCTTCGAACTCGCGAATGGAAAATCGTACATGCTTACGGGCGCAACCTTCCTGGATCAAGCCGAGCTTGGTGTGGATGAAGGTGAAGTAGGATTCTCATTCGCTGCAAATCAATGTAACGAATACTAACCAAAAGGAAAACTAGACCATGGCTGATGAAAGAACATATGTATTATTATATCCTATCATGTCCAAATCCGAAGGTGGAGAGGACATCACTGAAATCGTTCTGCGGAAACCAAACCTTGCGCGGTTGAAGCAGTTCGATATTCATGATAAACACGGACAGTATGAAAGAACTATCCGTACGCTCGCTGCATGGACTAAATATCCACCAGCTATCATTGAAAAGATTGAGTTCGATGACCTGCAAGCACTCAATGAGGTGATGGAGGATTTTACAGAACAGTCGGCGACATAGAGGTAATGAAGGGGGAGATGGAAAAGATGGCTGGTAACATAGCCTATTCTTTCCATTTCCCTCCTGACTCTATAATGGCGATGGATATAGACCAAATGTTATTTTGGCAGTTGCAACTAAATCGGATCGATAAAGATATCAGAGCCGAGATCAAAAGGAAGTAAGGAGAGTCACCAATGCCTAAATTTACAATAGATGTCCTTATCAAGGGTTCGACGAACATGACGAAAGTCGCGAACACCTTTAAGAAGTCCACGGACAAGATAGGGAGTGCTATATCCAAGACCACTAAGATTGCCGACAAGAATAAGAAAGCCTTCCAAGCTGGAGCTACATCAGTTGACCGCCTATCCCGTGCACTCGGGATAGGTCTTGTTGCTGCATTCGCCGCAGTGTCTCACGCTGGAGCCGCATTTGAAGTAGCTGTAGCCGACCTGTCCGCTTTAACAGGTATCGTTGGAAAGGACCTCGCTGTACTATCTGAAGAAGCTCTCAGAATGTCACTCCACTTTGGTGAGGGTGGAGCAAAAGTAGCTGGTGCTATGAAGCTTGTCGCTTCCGCCAAGTCCGAACTGATTGGAGTTCCTGGCGCGATTGAGAAAGTAACTGAAGCCGCACTCACATTATCCAAAGCGTCCCGTGTTGACCTAGCCACATCCACCAAGGTACTCACGACCGCTATGAACCAATTTAACTTGGGAGCTGAAGAGTCCACCCGAGTAATTAACGTCCTCGCTGTAGGTGCTAAGCTTGGTGCCTCCGAGATCCATGACACTGGACAGGCTATCCTCCGTGCAGGTGTTGCCGCTCGTGTTGCTGGAGTATCATTCGAG